CGCGTAGAAAGCTTGCACTCCTGACCATCGTGCTGTAAACTTCTCGGCATGGGCAGGAGACCGCCCACTGAACCGAGGAAACCATGCATCGCCCTTACGAAGGCCACAAGGAATCGCCCTACCTGGCCAAGCTTGAAGCCGATCGCCAAGCACAACACTCTGGCTACGACATCCGTCAATACCTTTGCGCAGATGGCTCCCGCAAGTGGGAAGCCTATGGTTGGGAGCGCATTACTGAGCTGCAGCTCCATTGCACCAGCTACGGCATCTTTGACCACAAGTGGCAAGCCGAGCAGTATTTCTACAACATCATCCACGCCTGATCATGAGCCTCCGCACCGTTCACGGTTTCACCGTTCCCTCTGTCCACCTCAACGGCACTGGCGCCACCACGCTTCGCGAGGAATATGCACACGCCTACGAGGCATTGAACAAAGCCATTGAAGCTTTTGTCAACACCACATGCAATGCTCGTGATTTCTACGTGCAAGATCAATGCGCCTTTGATAAGGCCCGCCATGAGCGGGCCGAAGCTTTAGATCAGCTTAGAAAGAGCCAGCATTACGTGGGCTCAGTGCTCATGGGCATCTGCGATCAAATGTAGAAAGGCATATATATACGCGGATATATATATATCGGCTATATATACTGTCCCCATCGCCCTCTAAATCATGCGTTTCATCTGTAACTACTCCAGCAACGGTCCCTATTTCAGTCCCACTCAAGGACAATATCAAGCAGCTTCCCTCAAGGAGCTGCTGATGCACATTCGCGTGTGCATGGAGGATGGTGATCAGGCTATCGCCGTGTTTAACGACGATTCTGAATGCCTTGGCATGTGGCTCGATGAAGCTGAGCCCATTGACGATGGTGAAGGCGGGATGGTTTTAGGCAAACCTGCCTATTCCCTCTATCGCCCTGGTGAAATGAGCGAACTTAGTTGGAAAAACAACTTACGCCGATTTAAGAGACCTTGAAGATGATTCTCATTGACTTTTTCTCGGAATCTGCCTGCAAAGGCACTGAACTCGTCGAAGGTTGGTATTTTTATGCCGATGATGATGATTCAATCATTGGCGGCCCTTTTTCTGATGAAGAGGCTGCCATCAAGGCAGCCTTTGATGGTCATGGCTGGTGATTTTTCTCCTTCTTTTGATTTCTCTTGCAGCCTGGGCTTGGCTGTGCCTGGGACTCGCCAAAAAGCGGTAAAGAGACCCGCTGAAAAATGGTAAGGGACTTTCTAAAACGCGGTAAAGTAGAAGCGCTTAAAAAAAGGCGTTTTCGGCGCCGCCGCTGGTACGCTTGTACTACCGATAGTACACTTGTACTACTCTTGATAATGAGAATCATTCTCAATAGGCAGACTAGTACAAATGTACTACTATGCGCCTATGCGCATACCCGCATAGTACAAATGTACTACTATGCGCCTATGCGCATACCGGCATAGTACGTTTGCACCACTATGCGCCTATGCGCCTATGCGCCAGCACGCATACCCGCATGGGCCTAGTTGCAATTGAGAATCAGTTGCAACAAGAGAGCCTGAGAGGCTATGCGCCTATGCGCATAGCCGCATACGTTAAGAGATGTGACAATCCGCGAGGAGAGGCCTCCCGCTCGCTCTCCTTCTCTGTATTGTCTCGATCGAGGCGAGAGATCGCCTCTCTGTTCTCTGCTCTCTGTTCTCATGCTCGCTCCCTCTCTCAGAGGCTCCGCCTCTCCCTCCTTCCCTCCTCTCTCTGATCTGATCGAGGCGCTCTCCTCTCTCCCATGGGAGACGATCGCCGCTCAGGCTCTCGAGGCGCTCCTGTTCTCTGTGGCTCTCTGCCATGCTCTCGCCGCTCGCCTCTGGCAGGCTCGAGGCCGTCTCGCTCCCTCCCTTCGCGCTCTGGCCTCCTGGCTCGAGCGCCTCGCCTCTACTCTGCCTGAGCCTCTCTCCTCTGCCTCCCCTCGCGCTCTGCTGATCGCCGCGCTGATCGAGGCAGGCGAGAACTCCTCCTCTCTGGCGAAGGCTTCCCGCTCCGCTCTCCTTCGCCGCGCCTCTCGCCTCGGCCTCCTCTGAGGCTCTGCCTCTGGCCTCCCTCGAGGGAGGCCTCTCCTCTCCTTCTCTGTTCTCTCGCTCTCGCTCCCATGGCTCCCACTCACGAGATCAGCGCCTCTGATCTCTCCTGGCCTCGGTTCTCTTTCTCCTCTCGCCGTGAGGCCGCTCTGTTCGCTCGCGAGCTTGAGGAGGAGCTCGCCTCCC